CATCGGCGAGCGCCACGACGTCCAGCGTGACGCTGAATGTCACCGGCTCCGGGGGTTTGACCGTGATGAGGTCGCCCATCGGCAGATATTCGTTCTCTTGCAGATCGTCGAGATGCGCCTTGACCTGATCGCGCAGCGATTGCAGCGCGGGACCGGCCGCCGTGAGCGGATAAATATCGACGTAACAAGGCTGCGGCCGGACAGCGGCGCAATCGATGATCGTGCCCGAAACCTCCAGCGCATGTTCGACAATGCCCTGACGCTGACCGGCGACGCTGGCCTTCTCCAACGCGTTACAGAGTCGCAGCCGGTAGGCGTCGGCGGTCTCCTGGTCGGAGCCGCCGACAGTCGTCGAGACATTCGCGACGACGTCGACGCCGGCGATTGGATCGAGCAGATCGGACACTTGTCCGGTCAAAAGGCCGTTTGCGGCCGCGCCCGCGACGGTGCACGTTGCGTCAACGTCGACCGAGACGGCGCCGGCGGCGATCGATGCGTCCGCATCCGTTAGAAAGATCGTGATGTCGGAACCGGCGCTGACGCGCGTCCCCTTCGGGATCGGTGTGGCGACGGCCGCGGCGGCAGAGAGCGTGAAACGCAGTGTCGTCGTCGCCGCGACGGCATCGAGGCGCGGCGTTTCAATACCCGGCTGCGCCCCGAGATGGGCGAGCCAGACGGGATCGGCGAGCGTCGCATAGCGCTGGACATGGGCCGTCTGCGCCTCATTCGCGAGGAGCGCCCAATAATAGGCGACAAGGTCGATGAGCAGCATCTCGACCTGCATCGGATAGAGCTTGCGCCGCGTCTGCGCTTCGAACCACGCGACAAGCTGCTGTTTCAGGGCCGCCGGGTCGCGCGTGAACACATCTGGAGCAGGAAGAGCTCGCAGTGCGTCGAGGCTGTAAGGGCCTTGCGCGTCACGTCGGGCCATAGGGGACCTCCACGGTGCGGATGCGCTTTTCAACGTCACCCGCGAGATGCAGGGACACGCGAAAAAGCCAGTGGCAATAGGAGACCCACGCCACGGAGATCGATGTCAGAACGACGCGGGGTTCATAGGTCGAGACGCCGTCCCAGATTTCGCGTGCAAAATTCGGAATGGCGACGCGCTCCGGCGCGTCCACCCAGGGCATGAGCCGCACGCATTTTTCCGGTTCAAGGGGAACCGTGCTTTTTTCCGTCAGGATGATCGCTTCAACCGACTGTTCAACGTCGAGATGCCCAAACACGGCCTCGCCCAGCGCGCCCGCCTTCGGCTGCCAATTCGCGTAGCTGATGGTCATCCAGTCGAGCATGGCCCCTTATAGGCTCGCACCCGAAACAAGGCCGATGCGAAGCCTTCGCATCGGCGAAGCGCTCGCGCGCGCGTGAGGGTCAACCGCTGCGCAGCGGAATGTCGGGAACGTCGCCGGTGACGATCGGCTTCGACGTGACGACGCCGTCTTTCGTGATTTTCAGCCGCGTGTCGCCGACTGCGAAAAAGAGGGCGCCGCCGGGCATCTGCACGCGATGCGTCCTGGACACGGGATCATGCTCGGCGACCGAGCCGTCCTCAAAGGCGACATGATCGTTCTCGCGCGCGGCGGCCGGCCGGGGATCGGCGCTCGAATAGAGACCGCCCATGATCACGCCGTCCTCGCCGCGCCAATCGACGAGGCAGGCGACCTGTTCGCCGATCCGCGGCGTGCGCGCGTGCCGCGTGCCCATGGAGCCCGCCGTCATGACCGACAGCCAAAAGCTCTGGACGCCGTCCTCATCGTCGAATTTCACGCGGACGCGTGAGGGATTGGCGCCGTCGATCAGCGTGACGACGCCGCGCTTGAATTGCGCGCTACGCTGCAGACGGCCGGGCATCTTCCAGCTCCACATTGGTGGTGTAGCCCGAGCGCGCAAACCGATGTCGGGCGCTCTTGATGATATATTTTCGATCCCAACGCCCGAAGCCGGACAGCGTCACGATCTGACCGGCCTGGCAGGATGGGTCGCCTAAAAGCTCGAAGCTTCCGGTCCAGACCTTCATATTCGCCTTTTGCAGTTTCGACGCGGCGAGCTTTCGAGCATGGCCCTTGCTCTCCGTGCGATCGTCGGTCCTCAAGACGTCGCCGGTTTTGACGTCGCTGTCCTCGACCTCGACATCGATCGACTTTTTCGCATTTCCGTCGAAATAGCTGGCTTTGGCCTTTGTGTGCGTCTTGTCGGTGGTGTGGCGCAGCTCATAAGTCACAATGTCCCGCGAGCCCTTGGTGAGGCTGCGCACGGGCTCTTGCGCGAACAAATCGTCGCGCTTCGCATAGACCGCGTTCTTGCCTTTGATCGCGAAGAAGGCGCCGTAATCCGAGGCCATGCGGGCCAGAAATTCGAGATCGAATTCGCGCCGCTGGGTGACGCGCTCGAAGCTCACCTCGGGCGGCTCGCCGATCATGGTGAGGCCGGCGGCCGAGAGCACCTTCCGCGCGATCTGCTTTTGCGACTGCTTTTCGAAGGCGGCGGTTTTCTTGGTTTTAAGCGCCTGATCGACGGGCTTTGACTGCCCCTTGATGCGGAAAATGTCGCCGCCGCGCGATCCGCTGGCGTGAGGTTCGTCCAAAAAGAAAGTGCCCATGTCGAGCAGCTTGCCACCCTTGTAGCCCAGAAATCCGAGCAGCTGATCGCCCGTCTCCGGGAACCAGGCGTCGAACCATTTCTGATGGTCGTTTTTCAGCTCGAGATCGATGTCGTCCGCCTGGCCGTCGAGATTGTCGGTGAAGGTCAGGGAAATCACCTCAGACGAAATACTGTCCCAGATGTTGACGCCCTTGTAGAGCAGGCGCGCCGTCGGCTGGCCGATTCCCGCGATCACTGCGATCTCCATGGCGGCGCGTCGGCCAAAGAGGGCGCGGCGTCGAGAATGGGGATGCGCAGGACGAGCCCGGCCGCCAGCACGGGCGGGATTGGTGTCAGCGGATCGGTCGAGAACAATGTGCGGTTGGCGTCGATGATCGGCGCGAAGCGCGTGGCGTCGCCATACATGCGCCAGGCGATCAAATCCCATCTATCGCCCGGCTTTGTCGTCTCCTCGATATAGAGCGTCATCCCACCCTCACGCTCACGGACAGACCGATATTGCCCGACAGCGCGCCGGCGGCGGCCTGCGCCAGCGACTGTTGCAGGCTTTCCAGATTTTCGACGGGGGATTCGATCAGCGACACTTGCACGTCGATGCGGGTGATGCGGCCCGAGAGCGTTGTTTTGCGAATATCGCCGTCGATTTCCTCGATCACATAGCGCGCGCCCGTGAAAGTGCCGTCGCCGGCGACCCAGGGCATGGGCTGACGCGCGGCGCGCGCGGCGCGCAGGCGCTCGAGCTCGACGAGAGGGTCGCAAAAGGTTTCGTCGAAAAAGAACTTCAGCCGCTTGGTGGCGAGATCGTCGCCCATATCCTGCAGCGGAGGCTTGCCCTCGGCGACATTGATCTTCGCGAAGGCGGTCTTCTCCCGCTCATTTGCTGAAGTCGGGCCAGTGAAGGGCGACAGGCCGATAGGGATTGCGCCGAGATAGGCGAACATCAGGCGTCTCCGAAGGCGAGCCGATCGCGGTTGCGCGTCTCTCGATTGATGATGTCCGCGAGCTCATAGGCGTGCGCGCGCGCCTGCTCGGCGAAAGAGGCCGCGTCGCCTTTGACGTGAATGGTCGGCGCATAGGTGACGGAGACGGGGCCGCCCCCGCCGCCGCGCGCGCCGCCGCCGCCGGAGGGACCGCCGGCGTCGGCCAAAATCCCGATCTTGGGGGAAACGATCGCCCCGGCCATGCTGGCCGCGACGGCGTGAACAGCCTCCACGGCGGGGTCTGGACGGATAGCGAGCGCCAGCGTTTCCGAAAACCGCACGCGGTCGAGGTCGGAGAGAGGCCCGACCTTCGCCGGCGAATGCGGTAGATGATCGCGCATCTGTTGTGCGACCGCATGAACCGCTTCGACCGCATGAGCGGAGCCCGCCCTGATCCCTTCCGCGAGCGTGGTCATCATCGCGACGCCCTCGGCGTAAAAGGAGACGCCGGCGACCGCCGCCCGCGCCGCGCCGAGCGCGCCGGAGATAGGTCCGGCGAGATCGAAGGCCGCGACGGCGGCCTGTACTTCTCCCAGCTTGCGTTCGAGAGCCGAGATCAGGTCGAGCGCCTCGCGCGCGCGGCCGGCGTCCTCGAGCGCCTGGGCGTTTTTCGCGGCGCCCGGATCGCCGACGCCGACGAAGGCCGCCGCGCTTGTCATCGCGGTTTTGACGCCGCCCCAAAGGCTTTTGACGCCCTCGACGGCGTTGGAAAACCAGTCGACGACGGGCTGGAAGGCGGCCTTGATCGCGCCAAGGGCTTCCGAGCCCCAATTGGCCAGCGTCGCGGTCACCGCGGCGAGCGCCTCGGCCGCAGCGCTTTTCATGGCGTTAAAGGCGCGCGCCAGCGCCGGTCCGACGCGATCCCAATTTTGGTAGAGCAGAAAACCGGCGGCGGCGAGCGCCGTGACGCCGGCGACGACGGCGATCATCGGCCAGGAGACCGCTGTGAGAGCTGTCGCCATCTGCACGAAAGGCGCGACGAAAGCGGCGGTCCGGCTGAGCACGACGCCGGTGAAGAGCACGACCAGCGCATTCTCAAGACCGCCGACAAGCTGTGTCGCGCGCTC